AGCTTCTAATGCAACAGATACAACAACTGTGCAGAAATTAATAGCAGCAAAGTAATATGGCACAAGGTATAGGTATTGGAATAGGTATACCACGTGGTTTAACAGGAAACGCAGGTTTCCCAACTGCCTTTGATGAGATACTAGCTGAAAACGGAGATTTTCTTATAGCCGAGTCAGGAGCATATCCTACATTCATGATAGTAGAGTAATAATAAAATATATACAAAATGCCAAATATAAAGTTTTCACAATTTACAACTCAAACAGATCCAGCAAACGTACAGTTTGTAGTTGGATACAATGGAACAACCAATGTTAAAATAGCACCTGGAAATATAGGCGGTGGAGGAGCTACAAATTTAAACGAATTAACAGATTGTTTAGTTGATACTGATTCACTATATGTAGGGGAAGTTCCTGGTTCTTTAAGTGGAAATCCACAAGGGAATACAGTACTTGGTATAGATGCTGGTAATGCTTTAACTAACGGCTCTCAAAACACAGTTATTGGAAATGATGCAATGAAATTCCAATCAGCTAATAGTGAGTACGCTGTTGTTGGGTATCAAGCAGGCCTTAATTGTACTGGAAATAGCGTAACTGCTTTAGGCTGGAAAGCTGCTAATGCTGGTAACCAGGACGGTTCAGTTTCTGTAGGTACATCAGCCCACGGAACTGGATATACGGCAAATGATGCTGTTGCTGTTGGTTCACTTGCAGCATATATTGGAGTTGCTACTGGTTCTGTAGTTATAGGTAAGAGAGCTGGGTATAATGGAGCTGATAAAACAAATTCTGTTTTAATTGGATTTGACGCAGGACGCTCCGTTAACTCTGCTACTAATAACGCTGTCTCAATAGGTTACCAAGCAGGTTACTCAAACACTTCTGGAGCAAGTAACACTAATATAGGTTACCAAGCAGGATATAGCAATACGACTGGTGGTTCAAGCACAATGATAGGTTACGAAGCTGGAAAAAATGTAACTGGAGGTGTAAACACTTTTATAGGAGCAGGTGCAGCTTCTGGTGGAACTGGTGCAGGGTACAATAATTCTTCATTAGGGCAAAATACTTTATTTAGTCTTACAAGTGGATATGCTAATACAGCTATAGGAAGATTAGCTGGTAACACAACAACAACTGGGCATAATAATACTATGATAGGTTATGATGCAGAGGCTTCAAGTGCTACTGTATCAAACGAAATAACTTTAGGAAATGTAGCAGTTACATCTTTAAGGATACCGGGATTACAATCAGGAGCTAGTGACGGTGATGTTTTAACATTTAGTTCTGGAACTGGTAAGATAACATTAGCTGCCGCAGGTGGTGGTGGTTTAACACCATATTCAATACCATCTGGTAAAAATGCTATTTACGCAGGTTTTGTACCAGCTTCAGTAACAGGAAGTCAAAACGTTGTTTTGAGTGGAGGAGACACAGGAACTAACTTAACTACAGGTCAAGACAATATTTTAATTGGATATAGAGCTGGAGTTGCTATTACAACAAGTCAAAGCAACGTGTGTATAGGTAGTAGAGCAGGACAAGCTTTAACAACAGTAGGTTCTGGTTTTTCAAATACTATAATTGGTACAGAAGCTGGAGGTAACACTTCATCAGGGGCTACGGCTATTGGTTGGTTAGCTGGAAATAGGTCAAACACTGTAAGTGTTGGAGACCAAGCTGGTAGGTCTGCTTCTGGGTCTGCAAGTTTATCTGTTCATATAGGAAGTAATGCTGGATATTCAAATTCAGGAAGTACTTCTATAATGATTGGAGGATCCGCTGCTAGAAATAACTCAACCAATGGACACACTTCAATAGGTTACAACGCTGGTTATTCACAAACTTCTGCAACAAGTGTCACGAATATAGGCTTTGAAGCGGGATATACTAATACAACCAGTGCAAACAGAACTGTTATGGGTTATCAAGCTGGAAAGTTTAATACAGGATCTGCAAACGTATTTTTAGGTTCAAGTGCTGGATTAGGTGTATCAGGATCATCTAGTGGTGGTACTAATGTTGGTATAGGTCACCAATCGCTTCAAGGTCATACTACAGGAGGGAGTAATGTAGCTATTGGCTTCAATTCAGCAAGCCAATTGACATCAGGTAGCTTTAATACAGCTATAGGTGATCAAGCTCATTATAGTGCAACAATAGGTAGCAATAATATAAGCATTGGGTATAATGCTCAACCATCAGCTTTAAATGCTTCAAATCAAATAACTTTAGGTAATTCAAATATAACCCTTTTAAGAATACCAGGTCTTGGATCTACAAACGGACACGTACTTACTTATAGCTCATCTTCTGGTGGTATTGTTTTAGCTGCCGCAGGTGGCGGCGGTGCTTCTGACTTAAATGGATTAAGTGATTGTTTAGTAGATACAGATTCTTTATATGTAGGCGAAGTGCCTAGTGGATTAAGTGGTAATCCTCAAAGTAATACTGTTTTGGGTATTGATGCTGGAAATGCTTTAACTTCTGGTAACCAAAACACTTTAATTGGTAATGATGCTGGTTTAAATTTGGCAACAGGTAATTCAAATGTATCAATCGGTTATCAAGCTGGTAAAGCGCAAACAGATAGTCAAGCAATTAATATTGGTGTAAATGCTGGGTTGTCAAGTGCAACTTTATCTCAAGCAGTGACAATAGGTGCTGAAGCAAATTATACTGGATTAAATGAAAGATCTATTGCTATAGGTTATCAAGCAGGTTTTGGGGGTTGGTCAAGAGATAGTGTTTTAATTGGAGAAAAAGCTGGACGAGCAGGTGGAGGTTTAAAAGGTGTTCATATTGGCGGTCAAGCTGGTTACAGTTATTTATATGGTGCTGATGGTGGTGTTACACTAGGATATCAAGCTGGTTACTCAAACACTTCTGGAAGTGCAAATACAAATTTAGGTTATCAAGCAGGGTATTCAAACACAACTAATGGGGAGAATGTTAATGTAGGCTACAACGCTGGTAAAACAGCTACTGGTTCACAAAATGTAGCTGTTGGTCGCAATGCTTTTGGTGATGGCTTTGGTCATAGTGGAATTTCAAACGTAGCAATGGGTTTTTCAGCGTTATCATCCCCAAGTGGCGCGAGTAATTACAATGTTGCTATTGGTTCAGAAGCGTTAAAAGGAGACGGAACAAAAAGTAATAACGTAGCAGTAGGTTACAAATCTGGTCTTGCTATTACAACTGGTTCAAATAACGTAGCTTTAGGTTATCAATCGTTATATTCAGAAACATCTGGACAAAGAAATACAGCTATTGGTTATGAGGCATTAAAAAATCAAAATCAACAATTCGCAGCACATAATACTGCTGTTGGATGGCAAGCTGATGATAGTAATACAGTTGGATATTATCGTACAAATATAGGTGCTACAACTGGTGGAACTTCAACTGGAAGTAATATAACAAACATAGGTTTTGGCGCTCAAGAAAGCAGCTCTACTGTTTCAAACGAAGTTACTTTAGGTAACTCATCTGTTGCAACTTTACGTTGTGCGGTTACTTCTATAACTTCACTATCTGACGAAAGAGATAAAACAGAAATAAAAGATTTAGGATATGGACTTGCTTTTATTGACGCTTTACAACCAAGAGAATTTGTATGGAATAATAGACCAGAAACAAACAAAGATGGAGAAGAATTTTACTCATCTAATAAAGGTAAAAAAGATTTTGGATTTATAGCACAAGAAGTTAAGGAATTAGACAACGATACTTTAAGATTAGTGTATGATGAAAACCCAGATAAGTTAGAATTAAGTTATGGAAAACTTGTACCAGTACTTGTGCAAGCGATAAAAGAATTAAAAGAAGAAATAGAATTATTAAAATCACAAAATAAATAAAAATGTACAAAAACGTAATCACATCAGAAAACACAGAAGAAACTCACAAAGAGGTAATTACTTCACAGATACCAGACCAACTATCACAGATAGGTTCTGATGAAAATGTTGAAGCAATCAAAGAACATTTTAAATGGGTTTTAGCAAATGACTTTTACAAAGATGAGTTAAGTGCTGAACAAATTGCAGAAATAGAAAGTTATTTACCAAGTGACTACCAAGAAGAATACGAAGATTTACCAGTGTAGAAAAGTAAAATATAGTGTAACTATATAAATGTATAATAATTAAATTAAATAAAATGTCAAAAATTACTGAAAAACAATTAGAGGAATTAAAAGGTTATAATACTAAACTAGGTGAAATACTTGGTCAAATAGGTATTTTAGAATCAAACAAACACGCTTTGCTTCATGAAATAGCTGGTATTAATAAAGATCTAGAAGATTTTAAGAAAGGTCTCGAAGAAGAATATGGATCTATTAATATAGATATGACTAGTGGAGAATATACATCAGTTGATTTAGAAGATAAAGAAGGGGATTTATCTGTAGTTAAAGCAGAAGACTAAAATGGATTCTGTTATAAGAAAAATCAGTATAGGTTCTGATTATAAAAATGATGCTATGCATTACTCTATAGGCCAACAGGTTTATGGTGGTCATGAGATAGCGTATATTTTATTTGAAGAATCAGACAATTCTTATAATATTCATATAAAGAAAAACAACGAGGTATTGCCATGGAAGAAATTTAATTCACACATGGCAGTATCTGTTGAATATGATTTAGAGTATTGATGAAGAGTGTATATGATTTTATCATAAAACCAGTTGGTGATATTTATGATAACTCTATAGATGTAGACGGTAAAGAACTCCTACTAAATACTAGCATTGAAAAACATAAGTTTGTAAACAATAAAGCTATTGTAGTATCAACACCAACAGCTTTTAAAACACCTATAAAAGAAGGTGATGAAGTAATAGTTCATCATAACATATTTAGAAGGTATTACAACGTTAGAGGTGATGAAGTAAATAGTAGTAAGTTTTTTAAAGATAATCTTTATTTTTGTCAAATAGATCAAATATATTTATATAGAAGAACTAAGGATTGGCTAGCATTTGCTGATAGATGCTTCGCTATGCCAATTGAAAATAATAACGATCTAGAGCTCGATAAAGAGCAAAAGCTTATTGGTATATTAAAATATGGTAATAAGTCCTTAGAAGATAAGGGAGTGGCCGAGGGAGATGTAATTGGATTTAAACCTAACAGTGAGTTTGAGTTTATTATAGATGATCAACGGCTTTATTGTATGAAATCAAATGATATTGTAATTAAGTATGAGCACCAAGAAAACCAAGTTGAATATAATCCAAGCTGGGCAAAAAGCAGTTGAGGAATTAATTAAGGTAGCTAAAGAACCTATTGTAGATTCAGATGACGACATCTCAGCTGATCGTTTAAAGAACGCAGCTGCAACAAAAAAGTTAGCTATATTTGATGCTTTTGAAATACTAACACGTATTGAAGAGGAAAAAAATATGCTTGAAGATAGATCAAGTAGTAAACAAAAATCTTTTAAAGGTTTTGCAGAAGGAAGATCTAAATGATGTATACTCAAAGTTTGTACAGAATATTAGATGATCATATAAAACCTCATATTGTTAAAAGAAATAACAAAAATAAAAAATGGGAATATGGTTACAATAAAGAGCATGATATAGTTATTGTAAGCAAGACCGGTCAAATCGGTGAAATATATGAAATACAAAATCTAAAAATAGCACTACCGCTTTTTAAGGGCAAGTTAAATAAAAGTATAGATAGGTGGTGTAGACAGGATTATCCTAAGGAGTTAGATAGAATAAAAAGTGTATTTGATTGGAATAAACATCCAGAACATTTTAAAGAAAATTGGTATGAGTATATCGATGAAGAATTTAGAAGACGTGAAGAGGGTTTCTGGTTTAATAATAAAGGTTTACCTACTTATATTAGTGGTACTCATTACATGTACCTGCAGTGGTCCAAGATTGATGTTGGGTTCCCAGATTTTAGGGAATCAAACAGATTATTCTACTTATTCTGGGAGGCTTGCAAAGCAGACAAACGTTGCTATGGAATGTCGTATCTCAAGAACAGACGTTCAGGATTTTCTTTCATGTCATCAGGTGAAACGGTTAACATGGCGACCATATCAACGGATTCACGGTTTGGGATATTGTCCAAATCTGGAGCCGATGCAAAGAAAATGTTCACAGATAAAGTTGTGCCGATTTCCATCAATTACCCGTTCTTTTTTAAACCCATACAAGACGGAATGGATAGGCCGAAAACGGAGCTCGCCTATAGGGTACCCGCGTCAAGGCTCACCAGGCGTAAACTTAACGAAGGTGAAACACAGGAGGAACTAGAAGGATTAGATACAACCATTGACTGGAAAAATACAGGAGACAATTCTTATGATGGTGAAAAATTAAAACTATTAGTACATGACGAGAGTGGAAAGTGGGAAAGACCAGATAATATATTAAACAACTGGAGAGTTACAAAAACTTGTTTAAGGTTGGGTTCTAGAATTGTAGGTAAATGTATGATGGGTTCAACGTCTAACGCTTTGGATAAAGGTGGTGAAAATTTTAAAAAATTATACTATGCGTCAGATGTCACAAAAAGAAACCGCAATGGTCAAACTAGCTCAGGATTATATTCTTTGTTCATACCTATGGAATGGAACTACGAGGGATTCATTGATACTCATGGACACCCTGTCTTTGATACGCCAGAAAAACCTATTGAAGGAGCAGATGGATTACAAGTTGAGGTAGGTGTTATTAATCATTGGGAAAATGAAGTTGAAGGTTTAAAAGGTGATCAAGATAGTTTAAATGAATATTATAGACAATTTCCGCGTACTGAGCAACATGCTTTTAGAGATGAAACCAAACAGTCTTTATTTAATCTAACTAAAATATATGAACAAATAGATTACAACGAAGACTTAAGAAATGCAGGGTTGTTAACTAAAGGTTCTTTTAGATGGGCTAATGGTCATAAAGATACTGTGGTTGAATTTGTACCACATAGAGACGGTAGGTTTTTAATATCGTGGGTACCACCTGTAAATTTGCAAAATCGTATAATAATAAAAAATGGAATTAAATACCCCGGTAATGAGCACTGCGGGGCGTTTGGGTGTGACTCCTATGATATATCAGGTACTGTAGATAATAGAGGTTCTAAAGGATCTTTGCATGGGCTTACTAAGTTTAGCATGGAAGATGTGCCACCAAATAAATTCTTTTTAGAATATGTAGCGCGTCCACAGACTGCTGAAATATTTTTTGAAGAGGTACTTATGGCTTGTATATTTTATGGTATGCCAATACTATGTGAGAATAACAAACCAAGATTATTATACCATTTTAAAAGAAGAGGTTATAGAGGGTTCAGTATGAATCGCCCAGATAAAACATACAACAAGTTATCTATAACTGAAAAAGAAATTGGAGGTATACCAAACTCCTCTGAAGATATTAAGCAAGCGCATGCTGCAGCTATCGAATCTTATATAGAAGATTTTGTTGGATTAAAAGAAACTACGTACGGTGATATGTATTTTCAGCGCACACTAGAAGACTGGGCAAAATTTAATATAAATAATAGAACAAAATTTGATGCAACAATAAGTTCTGGTCTAGCTCTTATGGCTTGTAACAAGAATAGATATACACCAGTTTTTAAAGTTAAAAAAAATGTTTTTCCTTTAGGTTTCAGAAAGTATGATAATAAAGGTGGTATTTCAAAAATAATAAATAAATGATTTATACTAACGTTAATAGTTCTTTCCCAAGTCAGGTAGTACCAGACGCAGAAAAGAAAACATTAGAATATGGTTTGGCTGTAGGAAGAGCTATTGAAAACGAATGGTTCAGAGGAGATAGAGGCTTAGGAGATGGTGGAAGATTTGGAAACAATTGGAGATACTTTAATAGTTTAAGGCTATATGCTAGAGGAGAACAAAATGTTCAAAAATATAAAGATGAATTATCTATTAATGGTGACTTATCTTATTTAAATTTAGACTGGAAACCGGTAGCTGTATTATCTAAATTTGTAGATATTGTAGTTAATGGTATGACTGATAAAGGTTATAGAATAAAATCATTTGCTTCAGATCCATTTGCAATAAAAGAAAGAACAGATTTTATATTTGATGCTATAAGTGATATGCAAAGTAGAGATGAAATTACTGCTTTAAATGAACTTACTGGTCAAAATCTTTTTTCTAATAAAACTATAAAACAACTTCCTGCTAACGAAGACGAGCTTGAGTTATACATGCAACTTGACTACAAGCAATCTGTAGAAATTGCTGAAGAAGAACTTATAGAAAATATATTTAATTACAATAAATACCACGAGACTAAAAAACGTTTAGCATATGATCTTACTGTTTTGGGTATATCTTGTGTTAAAACAAACTTTAATTTAGCTAATGGCGTTACTGTTGATTACGTAGATCCTGCTAATTTAGTTTATTCTTATACAGAAGATCCAAACTTCGAAGATGTTTATTATGTTGGTGAAGTTAAATCAGTTAGCTTAGAAGAACTCAAAAAACAATTTCCTTATTTAACTCAAGACGAGTTAGAAGAAATAGAAAAATACCCTGGAGATATAAGCTATACTAGAAATTATTACAATCAAAACAGTGATAATAATACTATACAGGTTTTGTATTTTGAATACAAGACTTATGAAAACCAGGTATTTAAAATAAAACAAACAGATCAAGGATTAGAAAAAGCACTTGAAAAAGATGATTCATTTGATCCACCTGAAACAGATAACTTTAATAAAGTACATAGAGCCATAGAGGTATTGTATAGTGGAGCTAAAATACTAGGTTTCAAAAAAATGCTTCAATGGGAATTAGCTGAAAACATGACAAGACCTTACAGTGATCAAACTAAGGTTGAAATGAACTATGCTATATCTGCACCTCGTATGTATAAAGGTAAAATAGAAAGTGTTGTAAGCAAATGTATTGGCTTTGCTGATATGATACAGCTTACACATTTAAAAATACAACAAGTACTTTCGCGCATGGTGCCTGATGGTGTTTATGTTGATGTAGATGGATTAGCAGAAGTTGATCTTGGTAATGGTACTAATTATAATCCTGCAGAAGCTTTAAATATGTACTTCCAAACTGGTAGTATTGTTGGTAGAAGTTTAACGCAAGATGGTGATCCTAACAGAGGTAAAGTGCCAATACAAGAATTACAAACATCGTCTGGTATAAGTAAGATACAAGCATTGATACAAACGTATCAATATTACTTGCAAATGATTAGAGATGTAACCGGACTTAATGAAGCTAGAGATGGTAGTCAACCAGCTAAAGATTCTTTGGTAGGTTTACAGAAACTAGCAGCTGCCGCTTCAAACACAGCTACAAAACATATATTACAGTCTTTAATGTATTTAACTGTTAGAGTTGCTGAGAATATAAGTTTAAGAGCTGCTGATGCATTAAGTTTCCCTTTACTTAAAAATGCTTTAATAAGTTCTATTAATCAAACAAATGTAGCAACATTAAGTGAAATAGAAAAACTTAATATGCATGAGTTTGGTATATTCTTAGAGTTAGAACCAGAGCAAGAAGAGCAAGCTCAGTTAGAACAAAACATACAGATAGCTATTAAAGCTGGTCAAATTGGTTTAGAAGATGCTATAGATATAAGAGAGATAAATAACTTCAAACTAGCCAATCAACTTTTAAAACAGAAACAAAGACAAAAAGCAGAGGCTGCTGCAGCTGCTCAACAACAGAATATACAGATGCAAGCTCAAGCAAATGCTCAAGCATCAGAGCAAGCGGCATTAGCTGAAATGCAAAAGCAACAAGCGTTGACAGAGAGCAAGTTGCAATTGGAGCAGGGTAAATCTCAATTTGAAATACAACGTATGGAAATGGAAGCTCAAATCAAAAGACAATTGATGGAGCAAGAGTTTCAATACAACATGCAATTAGCTCAAGTAAAAACTGAGGTTGAAAAACAAAAAGAAAAAGAAATAGAAGATCGTAAAGATCAGCGAGCTCGTATCATAGGAACTCAACAATCTGAAATGATAAATCAAAGAAAAACAGATGGTCTTCCTAAGAATTTTGAGTCATCAGGATTTGACTCACTAGGTAGTTTTGGAATAGAACAATTCGAGCCTACTAAATAAAACAAAATCCTTTAATTTTATATTATTATATTATGTCAGAAGAAGTAAAACAGGAAGGAGAGTTTAAAATAAAAGCTCCTTCAAAACCTAAAAATTTAGGTAGCAATCAAGGTGAAATAACTAAAGTAAACATTAAAGAACCTTTAGTAGACATAAAGCCTAGTGTTACAAAAGTAGTAATACCAAAAGAACAAGAAGAAGCAAATGCCGTTCAAACACAAGAGACAAATGATAGCAATGTTGTTGTCGAAGAATCCAAAGACAGTGGCAACAGCGAAGCAGTGGTTGAAGAAGTACGGAACACCGACGAAGAAGTAGATTCTCCAATACAATTAGTAGAGGAAACTGAAGCTCAACCAGAAGTAAAAAAAGAAGTAGAACAAGCTATACAAGAGCAAAGAGTTCTACCTGATAATATTGAAAAACTAGTTTCATTTATGGAAGAAACTGGTGGAACTGTAGAAGACTATGTTAGGCTTAATGCAGATTATACCAATGTTGATAATAAAAGTTTAATAAGCGAATATTATAAACAAACAAAACCACATTTAGATTCAGAAGATGTAAGTCTTTTATTAGAAGACTTTGATTACGATGAAGATTTAGACGAACCAAAAGATATACGCAAAAAGAAAATTGCGTTTAAGGAAGAGGCTGCAAGAGCTAAAAAGTTTTTAGAAGGTTTAAAGAGTAAATACTACGACGAAATCAAGTTGAGACCCGGCGTAACTCAAGATCAGAAGAAAGCTACAGACTTTTTCAACCGCTACAACGAAGAGCAGGAAGCAAATAAAGCTAGACGAGATGTTTTTAAGCAAAGAACTAATCAATTGCTAAATAATGAATTCAAAGGTTTTGAATTTAATGTTAGTGATAAGAAGTTTAGATACGGACTTAAAAACCCATCACAGGTAGCAGAGCAACAATCTGATATTTCAAATTTTATTAAGACGTTCTTAAATGAAAAAGGAGAAGTACAAGATGCTCAAGGTTATCACAAAGCTATATACGCTGCGCGTAATGCTGACACAATAGCACAACATTTTTATGAGCAAGGCAAAGCCGATGCTATTAAGAATGTTATGGCTAAATCTAAAAACATAAGTAACGAACCTAGGCAAACAGCCTCTGGTGATGTATTTGTTGGAGGATTAAAAGTTAAAGCAATTACCGGTCTTGATTCTTCAAAACTAAAAATCAAAACTAAAAAATTTAACTAACAAAAATTATAATTATGGCTTTAACTCCACAATTTGGTACTTTAGTTCCATCGTCTACTCAACAGATCTTGGCTTCAAATTACCTACAATTTAACACAGGTGCTGGAAGTGACTTTGCTCAACAGTATTTACCTGAAATTTACGAACAAGAAGTAGAGCGTTATGGAAACAGAACGTTATCTGGATTCTTAAGAATGGTTGGCGCTGAAATGCCAATGACATCTGATCAAGTAATTTGGTCTGAACAAAACAGATTACATATATCATATGCAAGCTGTGGTCAGGCTAATGGTGGTGGTGTTGGTACTAACCCATCTATAATAACTCTTGGTGGTGGCGCTACTGCAATCAACGTTATATCTATTAATGATACTGTTGTTGTATTAGACCCTGTAACAGGTGCTGAAGCAAAAGCAATTGTATTAGCAACTAATACTGCTGCTGCTGTTGGTGGTGCTGGATCTGCTCAGATCACAGTTCAATCTTTTACTGGAACAACTTTAACTGCTCAAGGTATTACAGCTTCTGCTGCTAATGCAACTGGTGGTCTTAAAGTGTTTGTATACGGTTCTGCTTATACAAAAGGAACTACTATTGGTGGTGCTTTAAACATAGGTGCTGCTCAAGGTAACACTCCTAACAGTGCTGTACGTCAAAGCGTTGAACCTCAGTTAACTCAATTTTCTAACTCTCCAATCATCATTAGAGATCAATACGTAGTATCTGGTTCTGATATGGCTCAAATTGGATGGGTTGAAGTTGCTACTGAAGATGGAACTTCTGGATACTTATGGTATTTAAAAGCTGAGTCTGAAACAAGATTACGTTTCGAAGATTACTTAGAAATGGCACTTGTTGAAGGTGAACTTAACCAAACTGTTGCTGCAGGAAGTCAACCTTACGTAGCTGCTACATTACCTGGTACTCAAGGTTTATTCGCTGCTATTCAAGCTAGAGGTAACGTAGAAGTAGGATTTACTGCTGCTGCTGGACTTGATGAGTTTGATGCTATCTTGAAGAACTTAGATACTCAAGGAGCTATTGAAGAGAACATGCTATTCTTACAAAGACAAACGTCTTTAGATTTTGATGATATGTTAGCTTCTATTTCTGGTGGATTCGCTGGAGGTACTGCTTTTGGATTATTTGAAAATTCAGAGGAAATGGCATTAAATTTAGGTTTCTCTGGATTCAGAAGAGGTTCTTATGACTTCTACAAAACTGACTGGAAATACTTAAATGATGCTTCTACTCGTGGAGGAATCAATGGTATCAACTCTATTGAAGGAGTATTAGTACCTGCTGGAACTTCTACAGTTTATGATCAAATCTTAGGAACTAATATCCGTAGACCATTCTTACACGTACGTTACAGAGCTTCTGAAAACGACGACAGAAGAATGAAATCTTGGTTAACTGGTTCTGCTGGTGGTGCTTTTACTTCAACTCTAGATGCTATGGAAGTAAACTTCCTATCTGAAAGATGTTTAGTAACTCAAGGTGCTAACAACTTTGTATTGTTCAAAGGAATCTAATAATGATTCAAACTTAATAATATCCCCGTCTTAGGGCGGGGTATTATTTTTATAACTATTTAATTTTATTATATCATGGCTAAACAAGCTAAAGCAGAAACTGTTGAGGTTGCACCTCAAAAGGTAGTAGTAAAATCTACACCAAAAAAAGAAGTTAAACCTACTTGGGAAATTAAAGATAGAACATATTACTTAAAAGGTAATCAATCTCCTTTAACATTAAAAATACCAGGCAGACATACAAAGAAACATGCATTACTTTATTTCGATCAGAATAATGGAAAACAAAGAGAAATAAGATATGCAACAAATCAAGACTCACCATTAGTTGATGAGCAAAAGGGTGAAGTAACTTTAGGTCACATTATGTTTAAAGATGGAGTGTTATCAGTTCCAAAACAAAAACAAAATTTACAGAAGCTACTTTCCTTATACCATCCACTAAAAGAAAGAATATATACAGAGTTAAATCTACAAGCTGATGCTGAAGATGAACTTGATATTATTGAACAAGAAATAGAAGCTCTTAACGCTGCTAAATCAATGGCAATAGATCAAGCTGAAGCAATACTTAGAGTTGAACTTGGTTCTAGAGTCTCTCAGATGAGTTCTAAGGAACTTAAAAGAGATTTATTATTATTCGCTAAGAAAAATCCTAACTTGTTTATAGAGTTAGCAAATGACGAAAATGTACAATTAAGAAACATAGCTATAATGGCTGTTGAAAATGGAGTAGTTACATTGTCACAAGATCAAAGATCTTTCAATTGGGGTAGTAATGGAAGAAAATTAATGAATGTACCTTTTGATGAAAATCCATATTCTGCAATGGCAGCGTGGTTTAAAACTGACGAAGGTGTTGAAGTTTATAAATCAATAGAGAAAAAACTTCTCTAACATGTAATAATATATAAGGGCGTGTAATGCGCCCTGTATATTAAAATAAAAAATATCAATGGCAATAAACGTAAATACTGTTTACACAACGGTGTTGTCTATTCTTAATAAAGAACAAAGAGGTTATATAACACCAGAAGAGTTTAATAAGTTAGGCACACAGGTTCAGTTAGAAATTTTTGAAAATTATTTTGAAGATCTTAACCAGCAACTACGAGTGCCACAGACTGATAGTGAATACGCTAACAGACAAAAAAATATTGACAACTGTATATCTATATTTAAAACTATAGGTAATACCACTTATGATGCAGCTGGTTATTTTCTACCACCTTCTGATTTGCATAGAATAGGTGCGGTAATATACAGAGACGAAAAAGAATTACAACGTGTAGAGCGTAGTGATTTTTTAAATATAAATCTCTCTCCTTTAACAAGACCCACAACTCAATTCCCTGTTTATTTATATGAACAAGCTACTAAAGGTACCTCAGGCGGTAACACAGGACAACCTCATATGTTTGTTAAACCTACTACAATAAAAACAGCGGCTGATATCACTGTTAGTTATATACGTAAACCCGCAGATGTTGTTTGGGCTTTTCAACAACTTGGTGGTGGTACTTGGACTTCTGGTCCTTACATAT